TTTTTGCGAATGGATTATTATTTTCATCGCAATAATCTAACCACATCCTGCTTGTAAAGCCAGAAAACTTCTGACTAAATACATTATTAAATTCTGATTGTTTCATTCTTTGTCCTTTGGTAAATATACTATTACAAATGAGTTACACTTAGGACAACTTAAATTAGTTTCTATAGTATACTCATCATTTTCATCTTCTATGTCGTGGTCTCCACCCCATATTAATTCTGTTCCACAATGCCAACAATCCATATTATCCCTCACATGCGACACATTCAGCATCGTCTAATTTTATACGTTGTACTTTAGTATTTACATTCTCTGCATTACGAGCAGCATTAGTTCTAAAGTAATATAAAGATTTAAGTTTGTTCATACCATACCAATGCACATCATTAACATACTGCATATACTCATCATGTACTTCCTGTGGTTCGGTAGCTGTAGGTATAGTAAAGAAAAGATTAACTGACTGTGCTTGACATATAAACTCTTGACGTTTAGATGCATGTTCAACAATCCAAATCTGATCTATTTCATTGGCTGTTTTAAATATGTCTTTTTCTTCGTCTGTGAAGACATGACCCATGTGTTGTATTGAACCTTCGTTTGCTGCTATGTCTTTCCATACCAGCTCAAGTTCTTTTTTACTTAGTTCTTTATCTTTAAGTATATCTTCTAGGTATTTGTTTTTAACTTGGAACGAGCCTGAGAGAGTCTTGTGCGTATAAACGTTAGCCCTGTATGGCTCAATCGAAGGAGACGTGCCACCACATATGATACTAGAAGAAGCATTAGGAGCAACAGCGAGTAGATGAGCATTACGCCTACCACTACCACTGACATCAGGTGACTCACCACGTTCATCAGCAAGTCGTTCAGTTGCTCTAAGCGAATGTCTTTTAATGTGTTTAAATGCTTTGTAATTAAAGCCCGTAGCGAAGATACCCTCAAAAGGAATGCTGCGTGATTGGAGATACGAATGGAATCCCATCGCACCAAGACCCAACGACCTTTCTCTATAAGCAGAGTAGGCAGATTTAAGAAACCCTTCTTTGCCCGGCTTAATATGTTTTTGAAACCTTTTAAAATTTGCATTAT